ATTGGGTTGTATCATTTGACTTGAACAGTCTCTATCCACACTTGATTATGCAATACAATGTTTCGCCAGACACTATCATTGATGGCATGGTGAAAAATGTAACGGTTGATGGTTTGCTTGATGGCACTTATGATGCAGTTGGTGATCATTGCATGGCAGCCAATGGTCAGCATTTTCGAAAAGACATTCAAGGCTTTCTGCCTAGCATGATGCAGAAGATGTATGATGATCGTGTTCTATATAAAAATAAGATGATTGAAGCACAAAAAGAACTAGAAAAGGTAAACGCAAAATTGAAGGAGTTATCATGATTCAAATGTATGAAAAAATTCTGCCAGAAAGTTTCTGCAATTACATGATTGAAAAATTTGAGAGTGAAAAAGACAATGTAGATAAATCTCATGATATGTTTGATCAACTTGAAATCGATCATTGGAAAGATGAAACAAAAGATTTGATTGGTCTAACAAAAGGTATCGCAGAACACTATTCGAAACATTACGATGCATTGAACATGATGCCCAAGCGCAGAAGAATCGAAGCATATCGTATTAAAAGATACGAGCCAAACAAACAATGCTTTCCATTACATGTCGATGCGGTTAGCGTAGAATCATGTACCAGATATCTTGCATTTCTATTTTACCTAAACGATAGTGAAGCAGGTACTAAATTTCATACGCCAAACGGAACTGAAGATTTGACTTTTGAAGCAAAACAAGGTAACATACTAGTGTTTCCTCCTATGTGGATGTTTCCTCATGAGGGATTGATGCCTACCGAAAAACCGAAGTATATTATGAGTACCTATTTTCATTATGTCTGAAAAAACTGAATTACTGAAAAGAAAGAAACAACTAGAAAACGAAATCGCAAGATATAAAAATCTTCAGTTGGCTAAGAAGGTTCAGTTGAACTCAGCGTATGGCGCACTTGGCAACGAATATTTTCGTTTCTATGATTTGAGACAAGCAGAGGCAATTACGCTATCTGGTCAATTGTCTATTCGTTGGATCGGTGAACAGTTGAATAAGTATATGAACAAACTTCTGAAAACTGAAGGTGTTGATTATGTTATTGCATCGGATACGGACTCTGTATATCTCCATCTTGGTCCGCTGGTGGATATGGTCTACGGATCGAAGAATATATCGAAAGAAAAAATTGTTGACTTTATCGACAAGGCTTGCCAAGAAAAGATAGAACCATTCATCGACAAGGCATACGATGAACTCGCAAAGAGAATGAACGCATATGATCAAAAGATGTTCATGAAGCGAGAGGTCATTGCTGATACTGGCATCTGGACTGCGAAGAAGAGATATATTTTGAATGTGTGGGACTCAGAGGGTGTCCGATATTCTGAAGCGAAACTCAAAATGTCTGGCATTGAAGCAGTTAAATCTTCTACACCAATGTCATGCAGAGAGAAAATTAAAGAAGCACTCAAGGTAGTTATGAAAGGCAATGAAGAGGACTTTCATACATTCAATGATAAATTCAAGCGAGAGTTTAAAACTCTGCCGTTTGAAGAAGTAGCATTTCCGCGGGGCGTTTCTGAGTTATCTAAATATGATAATCGAAACTCAGTTACATTGTATCCAAAAGGCACACCAATTCATGTAAGAGGCAGTTTGGTTTACAATCATTTGTTGAAAGAGAAAAAGTTAGATAAGAAGTACCAATCGATTAAAGATGGCGATAAGATTAAGTTTTGTTATATGAAAGTACCGAACCCTATGAAAGAGAATGTACTTTCTGTATTAAATGTTTTACCAAAAGAGTTTGGTGTTGAAAAGTATATCGACTACGAAACTCAGTTTGAGAAAGCATACTTAGAACCTCTTAAGATTATCGTTAATACATTCGGTTGGAATCCAGAACCAGTAGCATCACTAATGGAGTTATTCAAATGAGTACAATTCCTCAAGAATACTTGTTACCAAGATCACAAGAAGATTTTGGTTTTAGCGCAGTTGATGAAGCAGAATTGACACCGGTTGTTAATCAAGATACTTTTGAAACCTCTGTCATTCGCGAATCAGTTGGTGCATCAGTAGAAGGCATCTCTCGCCTTGAATCTAAAATTGATACCATTCTTACTTTATATAATGATGGTAAATTGGGGCTTGATGCAGAGAGAGCAAAATTGCATGAAGAAGTATCAGGCAAACTTAAATCACTAGAAGAATTAATTATGCCATTGCTAGTGAATCTTATGAAGAATCCTGAAAAAGAATATATCTACTGGCCGAACAGAACCGACAAGATCAAAGAGCAGATAGATAAAGTTTTAGCACTCACCAGAGAATAAATGCTTTTCGCGCTACTCACCCTTTTTTGTGCAATAGCAGTCTCAGCGATTGCCGCATACTATTCTGTAGTAGGGCTTATTGCAATCTTTGCGGCCGCACCTTTGCCTATTGCTTTAATGGGTGGATCGCTTGAAGTTGCAAAACTTGTGACTGCATCGTGGTTGTATCGCAATTGGAAAGAAGCACCGAAACTTCTAAAGTATTATTTCACCTTTGCAATTGTAATACTCATGTTCATCACATCATTGGGTATCTTTGGTTTTCTTTCAAGGGCACACATTGAAGCAAATTTGAATGTTGGTGAAAACTCTGTGCAGTTGAGAGTGCTAGAAGAAAAAGAAAAAATCACAAAAGAAAGACTTCAGTTTCTTTTGAAAAGAGCAGGTGAGGATCCAGAAAAGATTTCAAGAAAAACGGCAGATCAAATTCAACAAACGCAAGATGAGTTGATTGCAATTCAAAAAGAAAAGTTGCCTCTACTCAAAGAAGAAAATAAAATGATGGCAGAGGTTGGTCCTCTGAAATACATTGCGGAGTTAATTTATGGTAGTGATGCACAAAATCATTTTGATGCCGCGGTTCGATTTGTTATAATATTATTAATCTTTGTATTTGATCCACTTGCGGTTCTACTTGTCATTGCAGGTAACTATTCATTGAATCAAACGAAACAATCAAAGCCTGTTGTCGAAGAAAAAGAAGAGTTTATCAAGGGGCTAGATAATATAAAGAAGAAGGTTGATCTTACATCATTAGGTCCTATTCCAATGAACAAAGAGGAAATAGAGCAGAAAACAAATTTATTTAAGTGAGGTTGTTATGAAAATTGGATTTCAATGTTCGTCATTTGACTTACTTCATGCTGGTCATGTTACCATGCTGAAACAAGAAAAAGAATTGTGCGACTATCTCAAGGTTGCATTGCAGGTTGATCCTACCATTGATCGACCAGGAGTAAAAAACAAACCCGTACAATCAATCTATGAACGGTATGTTCAGTTACAGGCTTGCCGATATGTGGATGAGATTCTTGTTTACGATACCGAAGCAGACTTGCTTAATTTAATCAAAACCCAAACCATGCACATTCGTTTTCTAAGTGAAGAATATTATGGTAGAGATTTCACAGGTAAACAATATTGTATTGACAATGGGATTGAAATACATTATCATAAGAGACAACACAAATACAGTTCAAGTGATTTGAGAAAGAGAGTATATGAATTAGAATTGAAAAAACAAGATGATAAAGCAGAGCCAGCACTTGAACAACACTCACCGGCATTGCTTGCAAAATATTTGAACGAAATTGATAGAAACTCTGAGAGGTGATTTATGGGAAATTTTTTTACAGATTTAGTGGAGCAGTTGAAAGATGAAGATACTAAAATACTTGCTGATGGGAACGCTAGTGCTGAATTTAGCGGTTGCATTGATACTGGCTCATACGCTCTCAACGCTTTGCTTAGTGGAAGTATATACGGTGGAGTGCCAAACAACAAAGTCACCGCCTTTGCTGGTGAATCAGCAACCGGTAAAACTTTCTTCATGCTCGGTATTGTAAAACAGTTCTTGGATGCAAATCCTGAAGGCGGTGTAATTTACTTTGATACTGAAGCCGCAGTTACAAAAGGTATGATGGATTCTCGCGGTGTTGACACTAAGCGAGTTGTGATCTCTGAACCAGATACAATTCAAAAGTTTCGTCATACCGCATTGCAGATCATTGAAAAGTATTCGACACAACCAGAAGCAAAACGCAAACCAATGATGATGGTTCTAGATTCTCTTGGACAATTATCTTCTACAAAAGAGATGGAAGATACTTCAGAGGGTAAAGAAACCAAAGACATGACAAAGGCTTCTATTCTCAAAGCAACCTTTCGCGTACTCAATCTTAAACTTGCAAAGATTGGTGTGCCACTTCTAGTAACAAACCATGTGTACGATGTTGTCGGTGCATACATTCCAACAAAAGAAATGTCTGGTGGTTCTGGTCTCAAGTACACCGCATCAACAATTGTGTTTCTCTCTAAGAAGAAAGACAAAGATGGTACTGAAGTTGTTGGTAACATTGTCAAAGCAAAACTTGTGAAGTCTCGCCTGACAAAAGAAAATTCTTTAGTTGAGGTAAAAATTACCTATAGCACAGGGCTTGATCGCTACTATGGTTTGCTTGACATTGCTGAGAAGTATGATATAATCAAGAAAGTATCTACAAGATACGAATTGCCAGATGGCTCAAAAGTATTTGGCAAAGCAATCAATGAAGAGCCCGAAAAGTATTTTACGAAAGAGGTGTTAGATGCCATCGATGAAGCATGTAGAAAAGAATTTTTGTACGGGCAAGAAAGTGCTGGAGTTTCAGAGGATGAGGACCTCATGGAGGAAGAGGCATGAAAATTGGAGAAGACTATCGAATTACAGATAAACTTTACACCTACAAAAAAGAACACGACCTAGCAAGTATTGAAATTTTAACTGGTGTCTATGAAGGAGTTGAGTTTACATTTGGTTCAATTCATGTCAACGAAAGTATTGAGAATAACGAAGCAACCATATCATTTGATTACACGGTACATAATGATGAAAAATTAGAAGGTGATAAAGATTTTGAAGTAGTGCTTGGAGAGATTATGAACTCTCTTCTTCAACATAGTTTAGAGGAAGCGGAAAAAGAATATGAGCGTAGAAAAAAAGATACTGAAACACCTGATCAATGATGATGAGTTTACTCGCAAAACTTTACCATTCTTGTCAGGTGAATATTTCTCTGATCATTCGGAGAAAACAGTATTCGAAGAAATCCATCGATACATCACAAAGTATAACACTTTACCAACAACTGAAGCAATCTCTATTGAAATCGATAAGAGAACAAATCTTTCTGGAGATCAACATAAGAAGATTACTGCACTTGTAGAAGAAATTTCTACTACAGAGTTTGACAAAAAAGATACAGTATGGCTTGTTGATGCTACTGAAAAGTTTTGTCAAGAGAAAGCAATTTACAACGCAATTATGGAATCTATACAGATTCTAGATGAAAGCGGAAAGAGTAAACATGACAAAGGCGCAATTCCTACTATTCTATCTGACGCACTTGCGATATCTTTTGATAACCATGTTGGTCATGACTTTCTTGACGATGCATCGAATCGGTATGATTTCTATCATAAGGTTGAGAAGCGCATACCTTTTGACCTTGACTACCTTAACAGAATTACGAAAGGCGGTCTTCCTGAGAAAACACTAAACATTATTCTTGCTGGTACTGGTGTTGGTAAGTCAATGTTCATGTGTCATTGTGCGGCATCGAATCTGAATCTAGGTAAGAATGTTTTGTATATCACACTTGAGATGGCTGAAGAAAGAATCGCTGAACGAATTGATGCGAATCTTTTGAACACCGATGTTGATAAACTTGCGGCATTGCCAAAAGACACCTATCTCAGAAAGATTGAAAAACTCAAAGAGAAAACTTTGGGTCGATTGATTATCAAAGAGTATCCAACGGCTAGCGCCAGCGTATCACACTTTAAGCATCTACTCAATGAACTGAAACTGAAGCGACAATTCATTCCTGATATCATCTACATTGACTATCTAAACATTTGTGCATCAGCACGAATCAAACATGGATCGAATGTTAATTCATATTCATACATCAAAGCAATTGCAGAAGAGTTGCGAGGACTTGCAGTTGAACATGGTGTACCAGTGATATCGGCTACACAAACAACAAGAAGTGGTTACTCTAATTCAGATGTTGACTTGACTGATACTTCAGAATCATTTGGTTTGCCTGCAACCGCAGACTTCATGATTGCACTTATCAGTACTGAAGAGTTGATTGATCTCAATCAAATCATGATCAAGCAATTGAAGAATCGTTATAGTAATCCTGACACCAACAAGCGATTTGTTCTTGGTGTTGACAAAGCAAAAATGAAATTGTACGATTGTGAACAGTCAGCACAAAATCATTTAACAGGTAGTGGGCAAGTTGAAGATGACACGCCCATGTTTGACAAATCAGACTTCGGAAGAAGAGATAAACAACGAAACTTTGAGGGGTTCAAAATATGAAATTTACACTTATTTCGGAAGACTACATTGATAAAAGCAAAACTACAGTTGAGTTTACTGCGGCAGACATTAATGTTGTTCTAGTAAAAATGAAAGAGTTTCTTTTGGGAAGTGGGTATCAATGGATCAAAGGTGACCTTGAATTTGTAGAAAGCAATAATAATATTTCTCTAAGTGATGACACAATTAGTCTTCCTGATTACAATGATTCTTATGTGGTTGCAGGCGCAATGGATGACAATATGGCTTTCAGCATTTCAAATATGGCAGGTGGGCAACCAACAATCAATCTTTCCATGGAAGAATTTGACAATATGAACAATTCTTTTGTGCTAGGAGATAGAGGTTTGGGCATTAAAATTTAACTTGACTTTGCCATTGGTGTGTGTTATTATATAACAATGATAATTTACACACACCAACGATCTAAGAAACGCAAACCTACGGCAAAACAACGGCAACTTGCCGCTGAGTGGGAAGCAATTAAACTCAAACATGCGATAACGCCTGTAACTAAGTCTAAAAAAAGCGACACCTATGTGCCGTCCAAACCTTTTGTGAGAGAAACACCTCACTATCCTAGTTTGATGACAAACGGTCCTGACACTTGCACGAAACCTATCGAAGGTAAACGATACACCGGTACGGCAATGCTTGGCATTGGCACCCTACATAAGTCAAATGCGGTGCCGATCTTTTCCGATGAAGAGGCTAAAGATCAAGCCACGATGAGGCGATAAAAGGCATAAAACTTATAAATAGTCCATCGCAAGATGGACTTTTTTTATCTAGGACAATGTTGAACTTCAAACAATTTATAGCAGAACAAAAAAATACACACATGGAACATGCCGAGGACGATGTTCTCAACCATGGTGTAACTGGTGCTCGTAACTCAATTAACGCACTTAGAGCGGTGCGTGATATGCTTGCCGGCAATTCTACTAAGCGCGTAGACATTACAGTAAAGTGGGACGGTGCACCCGCAGTTTTCGTTGGAATCGATCCAAGCGATGGTAAATTTTTTGTCGCTAAGAAGGGAATCTTTAATAAAAATCCCAAAATATACAAGACGCCATCCGAGATCGATGCCGACACTTCAGGAGACCTAGCAGATAAACTGAAAGCATCTCTTGAAGAATTTAAAAACCTAGGAATCA